CACAAAAATACGGAAGTGGGCCGGGCGTAAGACAGGATATAGAAAGATATATGCCTGTTCCTATCGATATAACTTTCAAACTTGATTTATGGACAACAAATATAACAACTAAGCTACAGCTATTTGAGCAAATACAGACAATATTTAATCCGTCTATACAACTTCAACAAAACAGTAATACGCTCGATTGGACAAGTATATTCGAAGTATGGTTAGAGGGATACACATGGACAAGTCGTTCTATCCCCCAGGGTGGAACAGACGAACGCGAGGTACTTAGTTTTAAGTTTAAGGTAGAAGGCTGGATTAATCCTCCAGCTAAATTAAAAAGAAGCGGGCTTATTGCGGAGATTGTTACACAAGTATATAGTGTTGGCGATATACAGAACTTAGAGAAGCAGATAGACGGTGTGTATGATCCGTTTGCAGGTATGAGTAATCCTGTGCAAATAGTAACAACTGAAGGAAACTATAAAATAGTTGTATCTAAAGGAACATCGGGCGACGAGATTACATTGGTAAACGAGTATGGGCAGACTATGCCTGAGCAGAACTGGCAAGAGCTAATAGAGATCTATGGGCAGATAACCCCTAATATCACCAAAATACGGCTGAAATTAGACCCTAACTTAGATATCACCGATAGCGACATTATAGGTGGAATAACACTCGACTTAACTCGTAAAAACGTGTTGTTATTTACACCGGACATCGATACGTTGCCTGCCAACACAATATTGCCTATCTTATCTATTATAGATCCAACAGAAGTTATGCCAGGCGACGGATTACCTGCTGCTTTGCCAGGGCAAAGATATCTGCTAACATCGCGAAATAGTGGGAGTACAGAAACTGCCATGCCGATGAATGTTACTGCCAGCCCATGGGGACAAGATGTGGTGGCGTATGCTAATGACGTGATAGAGTATAATGGTATTAGTTGGGTCGTTATATTTGATTCAAGAAATTCTGTCGGTAAGAACTATGTTACAAATAATTCTAATAGTACTCAATATGTATATGATGGTACTAACTGGTCATACACTTATTATGCTACATACAATCCGGGTGCATGGAGAATCGACAATATAATATCCGCACCTAATGGTACCGTGATTAATAACTATGAATGATATTATACCAGATAAGGTAGGCGTAGGTGCTATTTTTATTTCCGTAAAAACAAATCGCGTATTGCTAAATCTCAGAGCACCACATAAAACACACGCATTAGAATGGAGTCTATGGGGTGGAATGATTGAGGATGGAGAGCAGCCCAAAGAGGCGTTATTACGAGAACTATCTGAAGAGATGAATTTTATTCCAGAAATCGAAAGAATATATCCGTTCGATGTTTATCAGAGTAAAGATAGACATTTTAGATACATTAGTTTCGTATGTGTGGTAGAGGAAGAGTTTATACCGGAACTAAACTCTGAAAGTTGTGGCTACTGTTGGATAGATTTAGGACAGTGGCCCACCAAAATGCATCAGGGTGCTAAGATAAGTTTTTGTAATCAAAAAGCACAGCAACGCATTAAAATGATATTATCACAGCACAGTATATCTTAACGACTTTAACTATTGGGGAACGGTGCTGTCGGTGGTGTAAAGTTTGCTGTATAGACTGCTGTTCCAACTACTACCCTACACTCGTCTACCTGTCCAGCAAACGATATAGGTCCGTTTTGTGTTATGCCGAATGTTGTTGCCGCATATGATGTTCCATCTGCTACAGTTATATCTAACACTCCATCTATATATGCTTTCGTTGTTGTGCCGGATCTGACAACAGCAATATGCCTCCAAACACCAGTCGATGTCAATGTGCCTGCTGCACCGTTTGTTGTGCCGGCACCATTTATAAAGTGTAAAGCATCGCCTACAGTGGTAACATAGAATCCACTTCCGCCGATACTATAATCCCATAATCGTCTTTCGTGAGCGGCTGAGTTATTCACGCATCTCACCCAACATTCTACCGTAAAGTCTTTGGTGCCTATTACCAAGTCGCTATATGGGCCTATGCTACAATAACCTCCACCATTAGCATCTAAAGAGGATGGGCCGAATTTCTTCTGTGCGACTGTTATTGTGATAACGCCTGCCGAACCCACATTATTTATGGTCTTCGCATACGGGCTACTATCTACCTGAACTGTCGAGGGAGTTGTATCGAAGTGAATAAGCAAGTTCGGTATAAATCCTTTGGATGGTAGCCCGAACCCCACGATCTAACTGCTGTTGTTCCGAAAGAAGTAATACTTGGCATTATGCATTAGGCCCTGGTGCGGTCGGTGGTGTAAAGTTTGCTGTGTATCTTGCTGCATTTGTGATTCTTATTTCGTCCAGGTATGCATTCGCCATGTCGTTACCGCCCCACAGGGTAGTCGCATCTGTTCCTATTATGAGGTTAGTCGAGTCACCAAAAATAGATCCAGCAAATGTTAGTGCGGTGCCACCAACACCATCTATATAACAGGTAATGGCATTTCCGTTTCTTACCACAGCATAATGCATCCATACATTTGTTGCTATAGTTGCAGACTTGGCCGCATTCACCGTTGTTGCACCGGTGCCATCTGTCGAACAATAGAAATAAAAGCCCGACTGATTTATTCCTATTAACCAGTTATAAGTGAGTGCAATATCATCCCAATTTTTCTGAAATAATACAATAAGTCTGCCTGATAGAACAACGGCCCTTGCAAAGAATTCTATAGTAAAGTTGTTCGACCCGAAGTTAAATGCTGTGCTCGGTGTAACTGTTAGCCCGTCGTTGAATCCTTTTAATGTTATAGCTGATCTATTAAACCTACCTATAGAATTGCTAATAGTAGATCTTGTTGTTTGTACAGGAAATACTTCGTAATATGAAGCATTCAGATTACCGATGACTGCGACGCCGTTACCATACGCGCCACAATACCATGCTCCGCCAACCGCATGTAGTGCTGGGCCAGGGTGCCAATATATTCCTCCGTTATATGAGATGGCAGTTACAGTGGAAGCGTATGTTGCGGCAATCCAAAATTCACCGGCATACGTTAAACTATCCCAATATTGATAATATGGCAATGCAGATGTCACCCATAGTACACCGTCGGCCGAAGATGCTGTGTAGCTTGTCGTGCCGCTCGCATATCTTGTTGCTAAGACAAATCTACCACCACCATATACTACTCTTACAACATATTGTGTACTAAATTCTGTACCAAGAACATTACTTCTGGTAGACCAGTTTATACCGTCAGTTGATGTGTATACTGTTCTACCAGAAATTGGCGCCCCTACAAAAATACCATTACCGAATTCTATTCCGGTAAATGCAACCGGTACATTGTGTTGCACCCAATCAATACCATTAGCTGATGTTGCGCCGATTGTCGATGATGATACTGCAAGAAATGTTCCATTTCCGTAAGCAACTTTTGTCCAGCCAGCTGAGACAGGTAATGTTCTGCCTGTCCACACTGCACCGTCGGGTGATGTTCCTGCGAGTGCAGTGTTGCCACCTAAGGTTACATATACGCCTGCGCCGTATGCCACTCCGTAAGCCTCATTGGCACCAAATAGTCCGTGTGCATACCATGTCCATGTTGTTCCGTTAGTGGATACATAGGCTGCGCCCGATCGTACAGCAACGAATTTACCGTTTGCAAAAATCATATCACGCGCGTACACGCCCGATACAGACACGCCTGTTCCTAATCCTAATGCTGATGGGCGCTGTGTTACCACTTTTGGTGTAGCACTCGAATCAGTGAATGTGGAAGAACCTTCCGAACCATCGGCATGCAATAATAGAGACACAGACGAAAAGTAAGGATCTACTGTATCGGGCGGTCCTGCATCAATAAATGCACCTGTAGGTGGTACAAAGTTTGAGGTATATCTTGCTGTACCCTTTGTTATTCTTATTTCATCCATCCATCCGTTAAAATACCAGGTTGTTGGTCCGGCTACCGATCCGATTACCAACGGTGAGGTAGATGCCGTAACACTTGCTGCAAGTGCGGTAGTTGATTGAAGTACACCATCAAGAAATAACATAATGCTTCCACTCGATCTTACCGCTGCTATATGATACCAGACACCATATGATGTTAAGGGTGCCGTCGCCGCTACCGATATATTTGTATTACAAGTAAAGGCTATATAGCGGTTGACGTCCATGTTTATCTGCCATGCCCATCCTAACACATTATGCCAGACGCCTAATACCTGTTGTGGTGACCCTGTGGTGGCATTTACCTTAATAAATAATTCTACCGTAAAATCTCCGCTACCGAATGTAAATCCTGCATTGTTTGCTATAGACAAATACGATGATGCTCCATTGAAATATATGGACGAGCCACCATATTTATATTGTGATGTTGTTGTATATGGCGTACCAGAATATGTAACTGTTTTTATGGTAGGGCTCGAATCAGTGAATACTGTGCCGTTTAACACACCTTCGCCGTGTAACATAAGTGTTACATTATTAAAATACGGATCATAAGGTAGTGCTACGGTATTATACATACCAAAGTCTGATGTATATCTTGCAGCAGCAGTTACTTTCATATCATCTAAATATGCACCTTGCACTAACCAGTTATAACCACCGCCCGGGTTTGCTACGCCTATGTTGATTGGTGCCGTAGTTTCGAAGAATGCTGGCGCACTTAGTTGAGTGCCACCTGCGCCGTTTGCATATATTGTTATTATTCCGCTGTATTTAACTGCTGCTAAATGCACCCAACTATTTAATGGTAATGTGTGAAATGCTTGTTGTGCTACGGCAGTTGTTTGACCGTTTATTGTTCCATAATATAGCTGAACTAAATATACACCTGCCTGGTTAGTTATACCAAAGAAAAAGTTGTTATTTCCGTCTGGCTGATCCCAGTTTTTTGTAATCACTCCCGCATATATTCCACTTGTCGGTAATACAGTGAAGTTAACCCATGATTCTATCGTGAAGTCACTTGTGAGATTAAATGCTGTATCTGCTGCCGCTTGTAAATATGTTGTTGTATCTGTTGCTGTATATGCAGTGACTGGCGGAGTAAATGTTGTTGTCCATTCGGCTGTTTTAGTAAACCTAAACTCATCAATATACCCTGTCATTCTTTCTGTTGTGTTGGTGCCGCCTATGGTAGGAACTATAGATGATGCAGTTATAGATCCGGCATTTGTTTGCGTACCTATACTTGTACCGTTCTTGTATAATGTAAACGTGGTGCTGTTTCTTACTAATGCTATATGCTGCCATGTGTTTAATGTTGGCGCCGCTGATCCTGTTATTGTATATAACGTAGCTGACCCAAATCTAAAATATGCCTTTATTACATTTGATTCTTCCCGTATAACAATAGCATTGTTAGCATCTTCTATGGAAAAATATCGTCTTATAACACTGCTACCTATCACTGTAGGATATAACCAAAAATCTATGGTAAAGTTTCCTGTATAAGTGCTCCAC